CCTTGGAATACTCATAACGCTTGCGTCCGGTCGGTGCAGCCTGCGCAGCGGCCTGAGCCGGAGAGCCAGCATAGGCAATGCCTGCATAGGCGTTCGGATCGACACTATAGCTGTCCGTCACGCGCTGCTCACGCTCGCGGATGAAATTACGGTCCTTCTCGCGCTCCTGCTCCTGGGCTTTCTGCTGGAAATAGTTCCCAACGCCCTGCGCTGCGCCTGCGATCAGACTCCCGCCTGTCTCGCTCTGCAGGAACTTGCCAAGCCCGCCACCGAACAGACCGCCACCACCCTGCGCCTGTGCAACAGCAGCCGCTGTCTGCGGGACGGAGGTTGCGCCAACGGGAGCCGCGCCGGTCGGTGTAGCGGCTGGAGTGATGCCGGAGCCGACACCCGCCGCCATGGGATTGGCCATGGCCCCCGCCGCGCCGAACAGACCGCCGCCCAATCCGCCGATCAGCGCACCCTTGCCGAAACCCTGCCCCGTTGCGGCTCCGATTGCCCCGCCAATCAGTGCGCCATATCCAGCCTGCGTGATGGCGCCCGTGAGCACATTACCAAGTACACCGCCACCCGTAAGCCGGGACAGGACGCCGCCCAGCCCGCCGGAAGCCATTGGACCGGCGGCGGTTGCGGTGCCTGCCGTGAACACCGTGGAGCCGACACCCATCACAGCCTGGCCAACACGCGCCGCTGCGCTGCCGACAGTTTGAAAAATCTTGCCGATGCCAGAGATTATCCCGCTCATCTCGCTACCCCAATTCCATGCGATAGATTTCGCCGTAGTGCTTCATTCCAAGCCGCTCCAAAATCAGGCCCGGACGGCGCGGATCATCCATGATGACAGATGTGGTCCCGCACCGAACCTCTATGACATCCGGGTTTGACTTCGCCCATTCAACCATGCCGGCCATGAGTTTCATGGGGTCGACGGGGTTCACATCGGGGCTGGCATACCAGAAGAGATCGGTTGCCATGAGCACATTGAGCATCGAATATGCGCGGCTGAGTGTCCCGACTATCATCCCCTTGACATTCCCGTCCGTCTCGGAAACTTGCACCCAGCACCCGCCACCAGTCCTGTGTCCATGCCGCTGGATTGCCGCCATGAGGAGTCGCTTCAGTTCTCTAACGTCCACTTCACAACGCGCATCTTTGGCGTAATGCGAACGATGAAAAGCCTCCCGCAACAGACCAACCATTACGGGGATATCGGCAAACTTAGCGTCCCTGATCATCCGGGCGTGCGACCTTCCTTGATGCCGTAGTCGATGTAATGCTGCCAAGCGCCGGCCGGGTAGTTCTTGACATCAGGGTACTTGGACAAATATGCCGCTGCGTTGAACGTCTCACGAGTGACGCCGGGCGGCAGGGTCACCTGTTGGCCAAAGGTGTTGGTGACCTTTGTTCCGGTTCCCGTTCCGGTGCCGCCGGTTCCAGTCGTCGGGGTCGTCGGACGGGCCTGCCCCCAATCAAGCGCGACATCGTACATCTGCTGCACGAAATCGAGCTGGCGATCACGCAGGTTCTTCGCCGACGTCAACTGCGTCTCGCGGTCCTTTGCGGACAGATTCGTATTGGCCTGAATGTTGTTGACCGTCGAGTTGTACAGCGTCTCCATGTTGTAGAGAAACTGCGCTGCCGCGTTGCGGTCAGACGAATCGAGATTCCACTGAGCAAGCGTCTGCTGCAGATTGCGATCCAGCGCGCGCTCACTGGTCTGGTAGTTGATGTCCTTCTGCTGCAAACGCTCCTGAAGCGCGCGGTCCTGCCCGGCGAGGGATTCGGTCGACCGTATCGCCGCCTGCTGCTGGGCAAGCGGCACGGCATAATTCAGCGCCGCATCGGTCGCCTGTCCAGCTGCAATGGACGAATTGAGAAGCCCGCGACGGTTGGCAAGCTTCATGCCCTCCGTCTGCGCCTTCTGCATCAGCGGGCTATCGCGTGACGTGAATTCGCCAAGCGCATCGTTGACGCTGGTCGGCTTCATCGCAGGCTGCGCAGGAACCGGGGCCGCCTGCGTTGCCGTCATGAGCCCGCCGCCCACCTTGGGAATCGACAGGACCGGCGCTTTGGTCTGAGCCGCGACACCTTGCGGCGTTGCAAGCTTCATGGGATCGATGATGCTGGAATCGGCCATGGTCAAGCCCCGAACAGTTCGCGCAGGCGCGCTTCGTATGCAGCCTTGACGGCATCCGTCCACACGGACGCAGCCGCGTCCTGCACGTCCTGGTGCTCGCCGGAAACGTCCGTATCAACCCAAACGCCCGCCTCAAGATAGCCCGGAGCTATCGCGCGGCGATGAGGATAGGTCCATCCCGGCTCGAATGTCCTGACATGCAGGACGCCGTTCACATTGGCTGTCACATCGACTGTCAAGGGATTCATCCTATACCGTGTAAAATGCGCCGCCAGTTATGGTCCCCGCCGCGTCGACACTGAGCGTGGCAAAGGCAGCGCCCGTGCTCATGGTGACGGGCTGCACATACGTCGTGGTGTTCGGGACGCGCCCCGTTACCTGATTGGCAAAGGTTACGGAATCAAAGACCAGAGAAGCAGGGCTGCTGACGCCAGACCCGCTGGCGAACGGCAGGCCATCCACGACCATGGTTCCGACACCGGTATGGCCCGTCCATGCAACAGAGAACTCCACGAACACGAGGCGACCCATTTTCGTGTACCGCCCGGTCTGCGTGCTGTAGGTAGCCGTCCCAGCGGTCGTAATGCCGACAATCGTCGGAGTCCAAGTGCCTTCTTCGTAATCGTCCAGCGTGTTGGCGTTGGATGATGCATTCTGCGTCGACGGGAACTTGATCTGGCCCGCCGCCGCGCCAGAGATGTCGAGCATGCCAGGGATGGTTAGCGCATCGCTTGCCAGCGTGAGAAGCGTCGTCATCGCGCCGGCCGACTTCGCGCGGATCAAAATGCTGGCGTCTTCCGAACCGCTTGCGGGGTCGGTGATCGTGGCGTAAATCTCGCCGTAATCCTCCGTATTGCCAGCGCCGTCTTCGCCCTGAAATAACACCTTGCCGATGATGTCAGAGGCGGCGGGCGTGGCAGAGTTACGATAGAGCGTCAGCACAGGACCGGCCGTCGCACCGGCATCGCTGCTGGTCAGGGTCGCGTCGCCAGTCTTAAAGATGGTGCATTTGGCAGCGCTGCCAATCTGCAGTTCCATCAGCCGGGAATCGGCCGCAGAAGCCGAATCCGTCACGTTCATCTTGATGCCGTAGAACGTGGTCCCGCCGCTGTTCCACGTCTGCGTGAAGTTGCTGATGTTTTCCGTGGCCATATGCTACCTCAGAACCCGGCGGGGGCTGTAATTGATCGTCATGGACGAAATCGTGTGCGGCTCTTCCGTCGTGTGCTCGGAAACCAGCGTTATGGCTGCATTTCGGCCAATCCCGTCCAGATAGACCTCCAAAAGGCCCTCGGTCGGCTGCGTCCAATCAATGGAATCGTATTCCCCAAAGGGAATGAGGCTCAGACTGCCCGCCGAAACGCTGATATCCTGCTGAGCACCGCCCAAATTGTTTGGAATCGCGTAATCGACGTGGAAAGACGCGCCAATCGTCATGGCAGACGGCGCGTCAATCTCGAAAGTCGCCTTGTGATATCGCTTGTCCTGCGCCGGAGCGGTCAAATTGGCGAATGCGAGGCGCAGATAGGCCGCGATTTCCGCTCCATCGAAGGACTTGCCCTTGTCAAGCTCGTAAACATAGCCATCCTGGGCGCCGACGAAGTAGCGTTCGCCCTCGCCTTCGATCACTTCGCCAGAACACGCGCAAAACACCTCGATTGGCAGCATGAACGGCATGCTTTCGGGCGTCTCGATGTTCATGTACGTGCTGACGCCACTGCCATCGCTCAGGAAAAGGCGATATTGGTCCTTGTTCCGCACCGAAAGCGAAGCCACAGGGCGAACGCCAGAGTCGCGCTTGCGCCTCAGGAGCGGGTCAATCGGCTGGCTGATCGTGCCCATGCGCCAATCGCCGAAGGCTTCCGTCGTCTCAAGCTTGCGAATGCCGGCGTCGTCCACATAGATCGGCTGATTGGCATAGGCAGACACCGACCATGCCGCCGCGCCGCTTCGATCCGAGATGATCTGGAGATTGAAGTTGCTGCTGTCTTCACCCGTGAGATAGGCAATGCGGTTTTCACCGGCGATGACAAGCGCGCTGGCCACGATTGGAAAGAAGCCGGTGACCGGGCCGCCGAACGAGAATTCTGCCGCACCCGCTGCAGCTCGATAGTCAAGCGGCTCACCGACGCCGGAGTTGATGACGGACCCGGCACGGTAGGAGAGAAACAGATGGTTGCTGTACTGCGCAATGCGCGTTGGACGGTCGAAGTCGCCGGACAGGACCAGCGTCGCGCCGGCATCGTTCGTGAGATTGTCGCCGGCATCGTTGAGCAGGAAGACCAGTTCATCGAACGTGCCAGCGGTATTGCCGACCTTGATCGGCGCCAAAACCTCACCATCCCATTCGAAGGCGTTGCCGGACCCGTTGGCGAAGTACATGCGGCGCGACTTCAGCGGCCCATAGAAGTTATGGACAACGAAGTCGTACTTGCCGCTGCCGGGTATCTGGATCGGGACTACCGTCCCCAGCGTGGCAGAACCCGACGAACTCGTTCCGGCTTCTGCCTCAAATACCCCCGACACATTTGAGATGACCAGATAGCCTGCAGCCGTTCCGGACCATGCCCCACTCTGCAGCACGACGCGATCAATGCGAGCGGTGGCGCCTGACGTACCACCCGCAAGCGTCTCGCCCTCCAAAAACTCGGCACTGCCCGACGTGAAGTAAATCTGATACCCAAACCCGGTCTGCTCTTCCCAGCCGGCATCGGTCGCCTTGTACATTTTGGCGTCACCGCCAACCGTATCGCGGAAGGCATAGACCGTGCCGCCATAGACGCAGACGCCACGAACGGGACCAGAGCCAGGAACCTCGCCAATCAGCGCGCGGCGCGCTTCTGCTTCGTCCGCGTCCGCGCCTTCGGACGGGGAAGGCTGACCGTCGAAACGCTCGTATCCGCTGATACGGCGGTAGCCGGCAACGTCAGGCTCATAGTTGAGCGCAGCGGTGCACTGGCCCGGTGTCATCGCAACGGCTGGCGTGACGAGGTTGAGCCCGCCTCGCATCAGGTAGGTTGCGGTACGCTGCATTTAGGCCAATGCCTCCGGAAGCCTCATGCGGGGGAGCTGATCGCGCTCAAGGTCGCTGAACCGGCCGAACTTGCGCAACTGCCAAAGCTGCAACTGCTGCGGGGCTTCGTCGTGCGTGCCCAACGACATCAGCGCCACGTCGACAATCAGTTCATGGAACCGCGCCGGCATCTCCGGAACGTCCGCATCGACCGACAAATCCTGCACGTCCTTGCGGTACGGTCCACGCACAGTGTAGACGGCATTCGGGATCGGATGCAGGGCGAGTTTGTTGTCGGGCGTGATGGTGAAATAGATCGGCCGGTCGTTGGTCTGTGTGCCGCGCATGCAGTGGGTGTAGAACCACTCATAATCGCGGAACAGCAGCACGCCCTCATCGGAAACGCCGGTTGCAGTCAGGTAGATCGAGAACCGCTGTTCGTCCTCGTATCCCGAATAGACGAACTCGCCGAAGCGTGACGAAACGCCTAGATCGGAACCGGAGTAGGACCGCGTTCCGGAGACGGTAGAGCCGGAGAAATCCGACCGCATCCACCGCCAACCGGCATGCGAGTTCTGGACGGAGCGCCATGCCTCGTTTGTCCAGCGGACGATTTTCCCCAGCCGCCCGGTCTGGCCGACAACGGTCGTAGGGAATGCCCCGTTGACCGTGCCGGAGTCAGACGCGACGCGCTGGCAAAGCTGGAGAAAGGTTGCCATGGCTTAGGCCGCGATAACGCTAAAGGGATGCGTGGGGACGAGAGACGGGTTGATCGGCTCGCCGTTCGGACCCTTGTCGAAGACGACGCGGTTGGCGTTGCGGAGGGCTTCGACGTATTCCTCAGGAACTTCGACCGGCACGCCACGCTGAATGCGGGCGACCTTGCCATTGACGCCGACCAGAACAGGCTCCTTGCCGCCGGGCTCGTTCTGCTGCTGGATCAGGATGGTCAGGCGCTTGCGCGGTTTGTCCTCGACAACGCGCTGAGAGGCGATAGGCTGTTCCGGCTCGTCAATGTCGATGACATCGCGCGAATAGCCCGACTGAGCGATGAGCGAGCGAATCTTGTCGGCGCCTGCGCGATAGTTCGTCTCGATACCGAGAACGGTGGTGGCGAACTCGGCGAGCTGCGAAGCGTTGGCGTCGGAAATCTTGATCTGCATGTTCAGTCCTTTGGATTGTGTTTGTGTTGGCGCGTTGAGACGCCATCTGCCTCTTGCATGTTGAGGCAGATGTACTCGACGGCTTCACGCGTGATCGGCTGCATCGCGCTAGGTGTCTGTGACGATGGTCTTGACCGTACCGTCACTAAACCGGATTTTCAGATCGCCGTCTGCGCCATCAATGTATATAGTGGCAAATCCCGAAGGCGTGGAACTGGGGGCTGTAACGCCGTCCAGCAATTGCATCCGGCTGGAGAATATATTGAACCAGTATTTGCCCGCTGCGCCGAGTGCCTCGGTGTTGGCTGTAGCGGGTTCTATCCCATCTGTTGTGAAGTACAACGAGGCAGAGCCCGCAGCGGCGTACCCGACCTTTTCCGCCGCATCCCGAAAGAAGCCAGTGTTGGTATCGGCCTCGCTCGAAAACACCAAGCCGGGGAGAGCAGCCGTCCCATCTGGAACGATCATCTTCCCGTACATGCGCATGTCGCCTTCGCGGTCGATTATTTGTATGCGCGCCGCAAGACCAGCCCAAGAGCCGCTGCCAGATACGGATTGACGCAACGCTAGATCGACCTCTAGCCCCCTAGAAAGCAAATCAACGACAAGCCCCGCAGCTGTTTCGCTGGCTGCCGTTGCTACAAGCTCCAAATTACACGTATTGTTCCCGTTAGCGTTCTTGTGGGCGTTGCCGGAAATCCGATGATTAAAGTGCTGCTCAGCCGAGTTGCCAGTAATCTTGATGATGCCATTGTCAAAGTAGCCGCCTTCCAGTACGCAACCTCGTGCGCCCTCAAGATGAACTATGACATTATCTGTGCCATCACCGGTCGCGCCATTGGAGTTACGTCGTCTGTTGCGCCATCCCCCAAAGCCCCGAAGTGCTTAGGCGTCACCGGCCCATCCGGAGCCCAGCCCGGCATGTCATCGATCACGTCCGTCTCAGCCGAGACATATCGGACGCCAATCCCGTCCCATTGAACGACCGTGCCGGCCACCGGCTCCGGGTTCGCAGTGATCCACGCCAAGGCAGCGGAACGCGAAGCAAACGGAGCAAGCGCCTTGTCTTCCACAATAGACTGAAGGAGTTCAGCCGCGTCGCGCAAAGAACCGTTTCGCGCCTCGCGAACGCGCGACAGCATATCTACATAGGGCATCGCCATAGGGCGGCTCCTCGCGAACTATCAGATGTTTAAAGGGCGCCGGGCGCGATCTCAACACCGCGCCCGGTCTTGACTACGACAGGGCGACAGAACCCGTGTTGAGAACCACGAGGCCATCGCCCGCACTGTCGAAAACGCACTGGTAGCACTCGCCGGGAGCGTTGAGCGTGATGACGGTATTGGTGCCGTCCCACGTTCCCGCCGTTAGCGTGACCGTGTGAGCCGCCGTGCCGCTGGCCGATGTGTTCTTGACGGTGAACAGCGTCCCCGCATGGGCCGCCGCATCCGCAATGGTAGCGGCGATGACGACGGTTGCGTGGCTCAGTTCCACCATCTGCACGCCGGGCGTCACTGCACCCGAAGCGGTCAGGCTCTGAACGCGGGCTGAAACGTCCGCAATCGTGTTGACTTCGGCGGCAGAGGCAGTCACCTGCACGCCGCCGATGTAGGGATCGTCACCGTCGATCAGTGCCTGAAGGACTTCGGCATTGTCCTTCAGGGCACCGTTGCGCGCCTGGTTGACGCGCTTGGTCATGGTGTCGCGGGTGAGGGTCATTGCTCAACCCTCCCGTTACTGATCGCCACGGATCGCCATATAGCGAAGCAGCTTGGCCTCTTCGGCGATGGTCGAGCCGATGGTGAAGCCCGCAGCGTACCCGCCCGCAGTGCCCGCATAGCGGGTGATCGCGGCGTTGCCGGTGGCCGAAGCGACCTCGGTGTCGATATCGACCGTGTGCGTTACGTTGGCCGTAACGGTCGCATCGTCCGTGCCCGAGCCGACATAGACGTTCTCGGAACCGAACGTGCCGTCGATCATCGAAACGACGAAGAAGCCCGCCGCATCGCCGCCCGACCACGTGCCGGAGTAGAGAAGGACTTCCTCCACCCAAGCCGAAGCCGCCGACGTGGCACCGACGATCTTGTCACCGACCACGATCTCGGTGGTGCCGCCGCCCGAGAACGGGACGACCTGCTTCGGGCCGATGAAAGCCTTGTGAATCTTGTCGCCGTCCGTGACGTTGACAACTTCCACGTAATCCGGAACCCAACCGAGTTCCACGTTCTGCGCTGCGCCGTTGCCGACGAGATAGCCGCACTTGATATTGCCCTTGAACATGGGTCAATCCTTTCGAAAGAGGGGGGATGTTTTCGCTTGCGTATGCGCTTCATTGCCTCGTGCAGACGCCTATGCTCGCTAGGGGTCATGCACTGAAGATTGCCAATCTCGTTGTTCTGCTTGTCTTCGTCCCGATGATGCACATGGAACTCGGGAGACAAATACAACTGGTCACCAAGCCTGATCAGGTATCGCGACTGCGGGTCATTTTCCCGAAGCCAATCTTCCATGTTCAGCCGATGCGTGAGTACGTACCCTATCGATCCGAATGGGTGCGCCGTGCATCGGGTGTACAGGTAGCCGTCCGGATGCTGGACTACGCCACCATTCCACATGCCGTTGTTCTCGCCGGTTGTCCGGTCAGAAATCGCGATTCGGTATTCCGGTGCCGCATGCTTGCATGCGTAACTGCAATACTTCCTGCGACCGGCGTGGCTTCTCGGCAACTCGAACGGTTTGCCACAGTGGACGCACTCAAAGGTTATGCGACGCTTTATTGCC